AACTGATTCTATTATAATAGCCATAATAAGTATCATACCTATTGCAACTAATAAAAATCCAAAAATTACTTCCATTCTATTCTCCTTTTAGTTTATCAAGCCATTGATCCATTAAATCACTTGGCTCAATCATCTCTTGATGTTTCTCGGCTTCATCTCTATCCAGAAACTTCTTGCCGTCTTTTGTTATCCATACAAAGTGTAATTCTTTTTTAATCATAAATTCTCCAATTTTAAGAGATAGTGCGAAGAAAGGGAAACGCTAAAGGTGGGAAGAATGAATAAAACCCACCACCTATCTCTTTTTTAATTTCTTTCTTTTTTTATCACAAACTTTACAAATATGTGATAATTTATCTAAACTTCTTGAACACTTATAATATTCATTTAAATCTTTAATATTTTTACAACGACTACATTTTTTATCTGTTCTATTTTTAATAATTTCTAATTTTTGTTTCTTTATTTTTGCTTGATATTTTTCTCTACCTTTTCGCAGTTTTTCTAATCTTTCTTTTGGTATAGGTATCCCATATGATGGGTGTAATTTGCCTTTTTTACCATACATTGGATTGTCTTTACCTTTCATACCCTTTCCATACATAGGGTTCTTTTTTTCCCTTATATCTCTTGATCCTATTTGGTGTTTTCTGTTATAAAGGTCTTTTAACATTTTTTCTGTTGGATTTTTCCAATGAGCCTTCATAGTTTCGCTTTTTCTTTTCTTAATTTCTTCTGTTTGTACATAATCTGAATTTTTTTGTCCTTGACTCATATTTCTTTTTGCTTCTTCAGTATGTTTATACCCATAACAAGGGTGTTTTTCTCCTACTCTTTGTTTTAACATATCAACCATATATTGAGGCAGTTTTTTACCTTTATTTGAGTCGCTTTGTTTTTCAATAGTTTCTTTGTTATTTTTAAAATAATAGCCACCTGTAGTACAATTATAACCATACTTTGGATTGTTTGCTTTATACTCTTTAATTAGTTTCTCTTTCAATTTATAAGCATCTTTTTTTCCTAAATTTTTATCAATTATTTCATAATAAAAATTATGTTCACCATATTTATTTAATGCATTATGAAATGGGCTTTTGCTTTTATATGCATTTTTAAATTTCATTTTTTTTTCTTGTTTTCTTGCTGTAGATTTTTGTATAGAAATTGCATCATTTAATTTTCTTGAAGTAATACAGAAATATACTTTATCGTTTTGTATGTTAGTAGCTTTATAAATTAACATTTTTTATCCTTTCTATCAAATAACCAGTCATTTAATTCTTGGACTACATACATCTTACCTCTGTCCTCTTTTATAACTTGTATATCAACGTGTTCTGAGGGTTTAATCCATTTCGGCAAAGCCTTACGAACTTTTGCTTGAACTTTAATCTCATCATCAATAAGTATGTCTACTTCTTCGTGGTGTCCAAATGCTCTGCCGTTACTTCCCCAGCTTCTTACACATTTAATATCGTGTAACTCTACTGCTTGTACAATCTCACGTTCAAATCTATTACCTTTTGCTTTACTTTTATTGGCCATTCTTACCTCTCACAAATGTTAAATCAGCCATTATGGATTGATATACCCACCAACATTTTCCGTTATTTGTGGCTTTTAATATTTTTTGTTTATTTCTAGCCGTCTTGTTGTTATTGTAAACTCTTTGACATAAAGTGCAGTAAGTGTTAGCTATTGCTCCACCTTTGTTAAACTCTTTGTGTGGTTTTACCTTTTTACACATAACACATTTTTTCATATATACTCCCAAATATGAAGGGTAGGTAATCTCTAGGAGGAGACGACTGAGTGTGCGAAACTCTGTGGTATAATACCTACCCTCTAAGTTATTTAATTCTTTTTAAAGTTTCAGTAGCTATCGTACTTGCAGGAGATAGTTCGGCAGATTCTGCAATAATTGCCTCTAATGCTATCTTAGCTAACTCTAACTTCATTTCTATTTCTAATTTATCTTCCATAGTTACCTATATTGGTTTATTTTTGCTTTACAACAACTACTATCTTCATTTAATACATTAAATTTATTAGCAAATACTACTCCATTACATTTTGCACACCTACCTAATCTTGCATTACCAGTTTTGTCTAGTGGATATAATTGGTCAAGATCTATCTTAGCTTCTTTCTTAGTAATCTCATCATTCCAACTATGTTGATTCAAATATGTTGTAGGGTGTTTTCTAAATTGCTTTTCTGGTGTAGCTTCAACATACTGCTTAGTGTGATTTATAATCACTTCTACAAATTCTTTTTTAACGTGTCTATTCCACGAAATTTCGGCTTTGGATTTGGCTTTTTTATAATCATATAGTTTCCACCATCTTTCAAAACCATCAATTTTGTTGAGTTTTGGTGGGCAAGGGGAATTGGACTTTGTGTTTCTAAGTATCTTTTTGAACTCAGAAAGGCTAATCCATTTTGGTTGCCCACCATTTTCTCTTATTGCAACTTCAATCATTAAAACGGAATGTCGTCTGATTGGTTAGGTGTTGCAGGTGAATTAGTATTATAATGCTCTAAAGCTACTTGATTCACTTTTTGTCTTAAAGTTTTATCGGCAAATATAGTATCTTGATATTCGCCATCTTTATTTTGTTGGCTTGGGAATCCTACAAACATTCCAGTAGCACCCTCAACTAACTTAAAACCTTTAAGTGTAAAACCCTCATCAGTTTGTAAGTCAAAAAATGCTTTAACTTTATTCCATTCGCCTTTAGACATTCTACTTATTTTCATTTAATTTCTCCTTTAAGTATTGATATTTTTCACGTTTATTATTAAGTTTTTCAAATTGTGTTAGTTCTTTTGCAGATGGTGCTGTGTAAGTCATCCATTTATACCATAAACTATAATAATCTAACATCTGATTTATAGTATCTACACTAGCCATTTTTATTCTCCATATCCTTAGCTTGTTCTTCTGGATCAAAAACCTCAAAGCTAATCATTAATTTTTTATCGCTTATTTCCATCATTTTATTAGCAAATAAGAAACATTCCTGTCTAATTGTTTGTGTGCTTAGTTTCATTCTTTCTCCTTTGTTGGTACTGTGTTTCCGTGTATTTTCACATATTCACAGAGCAAGTCCTCGTTACTCATTGACATATAATCATCATTATTGTCTTGTGAAAGCAGTGCTCTAATTTTGTCGAAATCTGGAACTCTCATTTTTGAAAAACCTTTCTTATATAATCTTCAAGTGGATGTTTATGCTCTTTATCCTTATTTACAACGTTTTTAGCCAAAGAATCGAACTTAGTGGGTATATGCTTGGCTTTTTGTTTTTCTGCCTTATTTAGGTCAATTTTAACCTCTACAACATTATTAAGATAAAACTCTCTAATATTATAATTGTTATTTTTGACGTTTTCAAATATACTACTACAAGTTGGACAACCTTTATCGGCACAATCTACTAACCACCTAAAAGTCTTATTATTATTACTTACAAAGACGTTTTTAACAAATTTACCAGTTAGTGCATTATTTCTAAGTAGTGCATATTGTGCGTCTAAATCGCCATCTTTATCAATATGATTACATAATTCAAGTTGTTTATTGTTTCTATTATAAATAATGTAATTATCCATTGATTTTGCCTTTCATTTGGCTATCAAGATCTTGATTTAGTTCTTCTGCTTGTTGATTCTCATAGTCCTCAATAGTTTTCTTCATTTTATTAAGAACACGTTGATAGTTAGATTTTGAGGTAGATTTACGAAGTTCGTCTTTAACTTTGTTCTTCTTTCCTTTAAAACATTCGTGTTCTATAAGTTTAGCAAACTCGGCAGTTTGTTCTTCTGTGTAAAATTCCTCTTGTGGTAACCCTTCACCTTTATATATATAAAAACCCAATCCATAGCCAGTAGCTATACATTTTGTTAAACATCTCATTTTAGTATTAGCAATATCTACACAACTAGGATTTTTAATAGGTCTATTATTAAAGTCTGTAACTGCTAACCACATTTTTTTAGTTATACCACTTATAGTAACTTGACATTCTACTGAACACGAGCCATCTGGAGCAACGATATAATCTTTTACCATACCATTACTATCAGTATAATGTAAAAAGTCGTAATTTACATCTGGATAGTGTTCCATTATAGTAGATATAGCAAAGTTCCAACCAAGATAAGTAAATTGACCTTTCTTTTCAGTATGTTCATTTACATTTATAGTGCTTAATTTATTCCATATTTCTTGTATCATTCTTTTATTCTCCTATATAATAATTTATTGTTCTAGGTCGTAGTAATTTATTCTTGATACCTTACATTGAGGGTATAAATCCTTAACCGAAACCTTCAACACTTTAGCCATAGCTTTAACTCTCGATTGTGATGGTATACGTTTACCATTTATAATAAGACTAAGAACACTTTCATTGATTTCAAGTTTTTCACAAAGGAATTTTTGCTTAATACCCTTTTCTCTTAATACCTCTTTTATACGAACTTCCATTTATAATCTCCATTTGTTTTAAAAATTTAAATATTCTATTATAAGAATTTAAATATAATTTTTTATTTGTGTCAAGTTTTATTTTATTTTTATTAATTTATAATATGTTTGGTTTTATAATTATTTATAATTATATTATCATCCTAAATATTTGATTTGTTGGTTTTATAGACTTCGTGGATCAAATATAATTAAGTAGTTACACGAAGGGCATAGCAAAGCTACAAGGATAGGATGAATAAGAATAGTCCTGCTATTTCAAAAATATTCTTAGGTGTTCTGACGAAATAACTTCGTAGGATATAATACACTAATCAACTCCAGAATCTGGGGCTATAGGATTGGTGTATCCTCTAAAATTCATCATAGGATATAATATAAGGGTTATAATATTAGTTATTAACATATATTAATTAGTAATATAATTATAAAGCAACCTGAACCAAAAAAAGCTCAAAAGTGCAGCCGTAAAAGTAAATGTAAACATTATAATATGTAATATAATATTATAATATAATTTGATAGTTTTATTCATTTTTTGCCTTTCTATTAGTTATTATATAAATTTACCTATTAAATAATCTATATTATAATCTGGATATAATAATTTAATTTGTTTAACAAGTTCCTGATATTGCCAAACTTTTAATTCGGTTAGATCTTCAACTTCATTAAGCTGCTCAATACCATATTCACTCCAGTATAAAATATTATCTTCTATTTTATAGTAAAAATCATCTAAATCATCAATTTCTATAATCATTTTTATAATCTCCTATTAGTTATTATTTAATTCATTTATAATTCGAACTCTTTATATAGTATAAAGAAACCAAAAACCAGTAATATAAAAAATATATATCCAATCATTTTTAAACCTTCCTTTCGTTTAATTCTATGTTTAAATATTCTATTATTTTTTTTGCTTTTTTTAGTTCTTTTTTGCTTAAATGATTACCATTTAATAATTGATTTATAATTTCTAAATTACTCATTTTTTGCCGCTCCTATATTAGTTTAATTAATGTTATTATTAAAATTGATCCAAGTATAAAGTAAATATCCATATTATAATATTTTCCAATTTTTAGATAAATCTAATGTATTTATAACCCAATGTCTAGCTTCATTAGAATTATTAAAATCTTTTATATAATATTCATTGTCTTTTTCATTATTGATTAAAAAACTTCTTTTAAAATCATTCTTTTTATTATTGTTAAATGTATTGTTTACCATTCTTTTTACCTCTTTTCCTATTTATTTAATTGAATCATATTATTTTTTAAATACAAATTTGAATTTTCTGGTTTTATAAATTTCAAATATTTAGGATCATAATTATAATGTTCACATCTTTTATTATAATTATTGCTACAATCATTACAATAATACTTTC